CAATTTGATACTACTACTCAGGATATTAACTATCTAGATGCATTTTCTTCATTTAGATATACGTCATATGATTTAAGGGTATTATAATTATTCAGAATATGATATAATTTCAGTGGAATGACATATTTCAACGAACGCTGAAAGGGTTATTATTAGTGAAAATTGAATCTATATTACATGAATGGGAAACAGATAGTACCATAGATGTCTTGAATCTTGCAAATGATTCTGCCGAATCTCCCAAATTACATTCCAAATATTGGAACATCTTAGTTCATGAGCGACTTCGTATGAAAACTATCGAGCAAGAATATAAATCACTAGTGAATGACAAGTTTTGGTTTTTCATGCACGGTCCTGATGAAACTTCCATTAGTCGCGGATGGGAATTGCCTGCTAGGGGTAGAATAATCGTGAAAGAGGAAGCTAAACAATTAGTAGAATGTGACCCCGAAGTATTAAAACTGTCTACACGTCTTTCTATCGCCAAAGAAAAATGTCATCTATTAGAAGATATTCTAAAGAATATACATCAACGTTCTTTTATCATAAAAAACATCATTGACATCAAAAAATTTGAGAATGGGGATTAATATAAGTGAATAGTGACGTACACATACAAGTATATGATGCAACTTATTGTAAAGTTCTTTGTTCCGACTCAATAGCGAGTGAAATGAGCGATCATTTTTCATTCAAGGTTCCAGGGGCACATTTTATCCCTTCTGTAAGAAATAAGATATGGGATGGATACATTCGACTTTTCAATAAAAAAGGTAATTTAATTTATGCCGGTTTAAGGGGTAAGATTAAATCCTTTTGTTCTGATAGGGAATATACCTACTCAGAAGACAATTCCTTTGTAGCGAATTCTTTTTCGATCTATGAGGCAAAAGAATTCGTAGAGACATTACCGCTCAGTATGACTCCACATGATTATCAGATATCTACTTTAGCAAAAGGTATTCGTGATAAAAGAAGGTTATTTTTGTCACCTACATCGAGTGGTAAATCATTTTCAATTTTCCTATTAGTAAAATATCTCAATAGGAAAACTTTAATCATTGTGCCTAGAACACAATTAGTAGATCAGTTATCAAAAGACTTCATGGAATATGATGGTTCTAAGACTATAGAAAATGATATACATCAAATATATTCAGGACAGAGTAAAGATACTCCTAAGAGAATAGTGATATCTACATGGCAATCTATCACAAAGATGCCTGATGAATGGTATCATCAATTTGACGTTATAGTAGGGGATGAATGTCACGCATTCAAAGCCAAAAGTCTAGTTAATATAATGGAGAAAACAACTAAATCCGAGTATAAATTTGGATTTACTGGTACATTAGATGGATCATTCACTAATGCTATGATTCTAGAAGGACTATTTGGCTCCGTAGACAAAGTAATTACTACTGATGAATTAATGAAACGTAAAGTTATTGCAGAACTTTCCATAAAATCTATTATTCTTGATTATCCTGATGAAATCAGAAAAGAAATGAAAAAATCTAAAATTGATCCAAAGAAGAAAATTACATATCAGGAAGAAATTGATTTTCTAGTACAGAATAAATTGCGCAATAATTTTATTGCCAATTTGGCACATTCATTAGATGGAAACGTCTTAGTATTGTTTAGATATATCGATAAACAGGGATTCTATCTTAACGAACTAATGAATAGTAAGAACAAGGATAGAACAGGAATCTATTATATACATGGAGAATCTGACGAAAATGTGAAATTTGATATTAAAAATATCATAGATTCTCAAAATAGAGCTATTATCACGGCTTCATTAGGGGTTTTTAGTGAGGGGGTTAATATAAAGAATATTAACCATATCATCTTTGCTTCACCATCTAAAGGTAGAATTAAAGTCCTACAATCTATAGGACGCGGACTTAGAATTTCTGAGAATAAATCATCTATGATTCTTTATGATATTGCAGATGATCTCTCAATGAAAGCTTATACTAATCATACTTTAAAGCATTATGCCGAAAGAATCAAGATATATAATGAAGAAAAGTTCAATTACAAACAGTATAGGGTACAAATCAAATGAACATAGTTATACTAAAACTTATGAATGGAGAAGAAATATTGGGTGAATTCGTATCAGAAGATGGCTATTTTTTAAAAATAAAATCTCCACTTAAAGTAGAGACCATAGATGATGGTACTAATGTGACAAAATTAATCTTAGTTACATTCATGCCATTTGCAGACGTGACAGATGGCATGTCTTTTATGAAAGGAAATCTTATTCAATATGCTCCTGTAAAACCTAATGTCAGTAAATATTATGAAAACTTTTTGAAATATATTCAGAAAAATATTGATACAGGATTAGATGAAAAATTGGATAAAACTAATGAGAACATAGAAGAATCATTCGAGAACGATTCTTACAATCCATTATTTTTCAAGAATATTAGTAAGTCTATACACTAATTCTTATCATAAGAATCCAGTTAATAGTAATATAATATTAGTTCTACTCCCCTACGGGGAGCTAGCCCTTCGGGCTAGTAACTGCTGTCTTTTTGATCCAGTTATTAATAATTAGTAACAACTAAACTTTACTGTTTCTATTAATCCCATTGCTATTATACGGGCACCTAAACAACCTGTCAAGAACTATTTTTAGTAGTCACAAGACAGTTTGTTTAGGTGGTTTTATAATGGTTGAATTTAATAAGGAGCCCATTGGTCATAGAATCATTTAAAGGCTGTCACGGGATTTCTTAGGCGTCATATAGTTTATTATATAGGGGATATTAGGAACAAGAATTCCTAGACTTTATAGTGGTGGACCTTTTTGAACAACAAGACTGATGATAGTTCCAATAACTGTCATTATGATAAAAGAAGCTACGGCATAGACTGATTTCTGGATAGGAGCGAATTCATCTTTTGTGATATAATTTTTCAAATTTGTTCGTTCATCCATCTTTTCTTCTTTGACTTGTCTTTTGAGTTCAGCTATACTTTCACGCATAGACTCTAATTCTTTCTTGATAGAAGAAGTTCTTTCGTCAAGACGAATTAACAATTCATTAGTATTGTACGGTTGTTCTGACATTTTTATTATTCTCCTATATATAACCTTATGGTAAAGAATAATAAAAAATGTTCATTTCATATGGTTATTTATTCTCTATTTTTTTCGTAAAAGTTGCCATAGTGACGCGGCGCAACATTTTTTTAATTTTAGTTACAAGAGGATCGAATGTTGCTATTGGTCCTGATGTAGAAGATGAATCTCCCATATTATTAGTAGGAATCTCTCCATCTTCTTTTAATCTTTTTGGAAGCTTTTCAGATTCCAATTCCTTTTTCTTGGCCCGAGCCTGTTTAGGATCAGAAAAATATTGATGATGCTCCTGCCCAGACAATTTATCCCGAATAATCCATGCACCGGAAGTTTTTTGTATGATCTCTAATTCTGCTTCATTTAATTTTTTCATATCTTTCTTAGAGCCTCTACAATTACTGTATCTAAAGGAATATCATCTGTATTTATTATAAGTCCATCCTTCCCAAGATTATATATCATGTCCGGTAAAATATTGAGCAATATGAGGAAGGGTTTTAAATAGGAATGGTATTTAGGCAATTTAAAAAATAGAATTTTACTAGTGGCTATAGGACCAAACATATTATTCAAAATGATAATGTGGTTTAGTATCAATCTCTCTTTCAAATCACCATTCAGATCATATCTAGTAAGAAGTTTTTTGATATATTTTATGTGTTTCAAATCTTCATAAAATTCTTCTGTGCTTTGACAATGTGCATTATTATAATATTTTGCACAGTATAACAAAAATGTATCATGATCTAGTCTATCATATTTCATAATTAACAAACGTTCTTTCTAAAAATTATTTCATTCTTTTATGATTTTCTATTGTTTTCTCGGCTTCATATCTAACTAAAGAATCCTTATCATTAACTAATTTGCCAGCATGTTCTTTATGTCTGGCTACTTCGTATCTAACTGCGAAATGAGGATCATGAATTAATTTACCAGCATGTTCTATATGTTTAGCTACTTCTTGTCTAACTCCCCAATCAGAATCATTTATAAATTTACCAGCATGTTCTTCATTTTTTGCTGCTATTATTCTTAAATGAGATGGAGAATTTTTATTGACATTACTTAAAACTTTATCTTGAGTTTTTTTGTCAGATAAATGGAATCCAATCCCACTTTTATGTGGATCAGCTATTTCTTTAACATTATGAATTTCTGGATATTTTTTAGAAAATTCTTTTGGGTCTACTTCATTATCTTTTTCATCCATTAATTGTCTAGTCTCATGCTGTAATTGGTACTTTCTCCCGTCATGAGTATGAATTACATAAATTTTTCCCTTTTTATTATAATGATTAAATTTATTCTTATGATTGCCAGCAGTACACCATTTAGTACCGGCTCCATAATGACAAGCTGCCTCTTTAGTTTTCAAATGGTGTACTGTCATATCTTTATGGGAATGTATTAAATCAGCCCCTTCCGATTTGATTTGTCTTTTTTCTTCTTTTTTAGAACCAATTGTACCAATATGAGGCTCTATAGCATCTTCTAAATCAGATAATGACTTGTATTGATTCAAATCCTTCTTATCTAATTTAGCTTTATGTTTGTCAAAATTAGATAAAGCAGTATTAATTCTAGGATGATCTTCCTGCCTTATACTTTTCTTTCTATATTGATTTATTATCCATTGCGTATGTTGTTTATTGCTAGAAGGATCAGCATTGTTGGCAAAATGGTCAACTATAGAGTCAGAATCTTTATGAGTAGCCAAAGAATCATGTGAAGTATCTAGTTTATCTTTCATTAATTCTTTGATCTTAGTAATTCTAGATTCTAAGATCAATTGTTCCGTCAAAAGATTATCAATGAACTCTGAGAAAGAAAGCATGTCAATTATACA